GGTCTACCGCACGCTCAAGGCCTTCGACCGGAAGCTGGAGCTAGCGGAGTCGAACGGCGGGACGGTGAGAGCACTCAACTGGGTGTCCTGAACCACCTGCGTATGTTGGTGGCGTGGCAGTGGCCGAGGAAGACCTCCTCGAAGAGGACATCGAGCAGATCGAAGACGAAGACCTTCTCGCCCAGGCAATGGTCGAGAACGAGGTCCAGCTTGAGCCTGCGACAGCGGCGATCGTCAAAGACCTCGTGGACAAGATCTGGAAGTTCGTCCTCGTCTTCTCCGATGTCGACATGTTCCCGTACCAGGAAGAGTTCGGGAAGCGCATCATCGAGTCGGTCATCATCAACGACGGCGAGGAACTGACCGGGCTCTTCTCCCGGCAGAGCGGGAAGACCGAGACGTTGGCCAACGTGGTCTCGGCCCTGATGGTGCTCCTCCCCCGACTGGCCCGGATGATGGATCACATCGTCGGCTCGGATGGCCGCCCGCTCTTGGCGAAGTTCAAGAACGGCTTCTGGGTCGGTACCTTCGCCCCGGTTGAGAACCAGGCCGAGACCTTGTTCGGCCGCATCGTCTCCCGGCTGACGTCGGACAAGGCGATGGAGATCATGCTGGATCCGGAGATCGATGACGCTCCGACCGGTGGTGGGAAGTTCATGCGCCTCAAGAAGTCCGGCAGCTTCGTCCGGATGCAGACGGCCAACCCCCGGGCCAAAGTCGAGTCGAAGTCGTACCACCTGATCATCATCGATGAGGCCCAGGGCGCCGACGAGTACATGGTCCGCAAGTCGATCCAGCCGATGGGCGCCTTCTACAACGCCACCATCGTGAAGATCGGAACCCCTGACGTCGTCAAGGGCGACTTCTACAAGGCCATCAAGCTCAACAAACGCCGGGCCACCAAGAAGTCTCTTCGCAAGAACCACTACGAGTTCGACTGGAAGCACTGCGCCCGGTACAACCCCAACTACAAGAAGTACATCCAGAAGGAGAAGATCCGCATCGGGGAAGACTCCGATGAGTTCCGGCTCTCCTACTGCCTCGAATGGCTACTCGACCGAGGCATGTTCGTCACCGAGACGGTCATGGAGGAGTTGGGCGACAAGTCGATGCAGCTTGTCCACGCCTGGAACAAGAGCCCGGTCGTTGTCGGGATCGACCCCGCCCGCAAGATGGACTCCACCGTCGTCACCGTCATCTGGGTGGACTGGGATCGGCCGGACGAGTTCGGTTACTTCGACCACCGGATCCTCAACTGGCTGGAGATCCACGGCGACAACTGGGAGGAGCAGTACTTCCGCATCGTTGACTTCTTGTCGAACTACGACGTCCTCGCCGTGGGAGTGGATGCCCAGGGAGTCGGTGACGCAGTGGCCCAGCGGCTGCAGGTGCTGATGCCTGGCGTCGAGGTGCATGCACTCATGAGCGACCGTGGCACCCAGTCCGAGCGCTGGAAGCACCTCATGGCGCTCATCCAGCGAGGGATGGTCTCGTGGCCCGCCCACGCCAAGGTCCGCCGCACGAAAACGTTCCGCCGGTTCTTCCAGCAGATGGTCGACCTGGAGAAGAAGTACGAGGGACCCCACCTTCTTGCAGAAGCTCCGGATGAGGCCGAGGCCCATGACGACTACCCCGACAGCTTCGCCCTGGGGTGCTCCCTGACCAAGGATCTGATCATGCCCACGATCCAGGTCAGCGCTTCACCGTTCTACTCCCGGTAGGTATCTTGGGCGGCATGCCCACCAAGGTTCTCATCAACAACGCCGGAAAGATCATCGAGTACGGCGACATCGCCAACGGGGTCGCCTACAACGTGACCTCGCCCAAGATCGACACCGTCGTCGCCGCCCTCCAGGTCGATGGTGGCAAGGCCCAGGTCGGTGCTGGCTCCCCAGAAGGAGCAACCAGCACTCGACACGCCAACGACCTGTACCTCCGGACGAGCAACAACCACCTCTTCGTCCATGCGGCGGCGTCTGGCAACACTGGGTGGGTCGACGCCACTGCGGCAGCAGCCCCGTCTGGCCCGACGACCATCGCTGACATCGACGTCGATTCCGTCGGGCTGGCCGATGGCGAGCTTGCCGTCTGGGACGCCACGAACAAGCGCTTCAAGGCCGCCACGCCGGTTGCTCTCACCGACCTGGCCAGCGTCATCGCCCTCCTCCAGGCTCTGGGTGTAGCGGTCTAGGCCGTAGACTGGTCCCGTGCCGAACGGGGTCGATCTTCGAGAAGAGCCGCTCCAGTCAGGGCAGTTGGAGCTTCCGTTCGAACCTGTGCCGGAGCGAGGGGTCTCCTTCCTCCGGCACGGGGCTCGGCGTTTCGCTGAGCGCAACGGACGCACCTACTCGTCCCAAGGCATGGGGCAGATCCAGGCCCAGCCCCAGCTTCAAGCTCAGATCGCTCGGCGCTACGAGCACATGCCGGTCTACGCCGGAGACCATCGCTCAATCCAGGCCTACCAAGCGTTCCGGGATGAGACGGACGAGCAGTATCGGTACCTGACGACTCCTCGCTCCCAGGGAGGGCTCGGGGTCAAGCACGAGATCACGTCCGAGGACCCCTACAGCAGCCCAGAAGAGATGATGGAGGATGTCCACGTCAACCGTCGGCTGAAGACCTTCGCCTCGGCCACGACCGGTGGGGCTCCCCATGATCTTCTTGATGAGGAGACCAATGACAAGTTCCGGGCAGTCCACGATGCCTTCGGTCATGCCGCCTCGGGGCGCTCTTTCAGTCGCCATGGGGAAGAGGCGGCGTACCACAGCCACGCCCAGATGTACTCGCCGGGGGCTCGGCGGGCTCTTCTGGCGGAGACGAGGGCTCAGGCCTCGTACCTCGTCTACGGGCCGACTGGGAACTTCGTAGAGCAGGCTCGGCCGGTCATGCTTCCTGACTGGGCGACGGGATCACCGCATCCGGCGACGAAGCGATGAAGAAGCTCAGCCGGGAGCAGTTCAAGGAGAATGATCCTCGGGCTCCGGCAACGATGTCGGTCTCGGTCAAGCCCAATGTCGACCGTCACTGGGCCGGGCACTGGGATCAGTGGAATCGGGAGAAGAAGCTCGTGGAGAAGCACTTCCCCCACCTCGGTGAGTTTGGCTCGGCGGAGACCTGCATCTCCTGTGGCTTCAAGGATGTGGCCAAGGGTAAGGAGCTAGGGCTCAAAACCAGCTACTTTCTTCATGACGTCCACAGCTACGGACCATGTGCGAAAGGGAGGTGCGACGAGTGACCCTCAATCCGGATCAGTTCTACGGGACCAAGGACATCGAGAAGATGTTCCCTGGTGGTGCGCTCACGGCACCATCTCCGTGGCCCCGAGCTTCCCGGCGCAAGCGTCAGGATTCCTACGACAAGGACATCGTCACCGACCGTCTGGTCAAGGCCGTCGGCGGAGATGACGATCTCGAAGACGTGGATCCTCGGACCCTGCACGCAACCCAGTCGACCATCACCCGGGGCGGGGTGGCGTACTACCTCAACAACGACCAGTTCGAGCGGACCGGTCGGACCTTCGCCGACCCTGGCGACGTCGGCAACCGGCACCCGTTCGTCTATGACCGTGACGATGATCAGCGCATGCTGCTCGCCGGTCATCATCGTGCTGCTGCAGCCCTCCTCAAGGGAGAGAACCTGCGAGCCCGTCGAGTGGAGGGGCCATGGGGCAAGAGCCGCAGACAGGAGTCGTAACCCAGAAGCTGATCCTCGGGACCCTGCCGGAGTACGGCCACCTTGACGGGATCGTGGAGTGCGAAGACGCCAACGACGCTGTCACAGTGATCACCTCCCGGGGCACCGCTTTGCTGCCTCCGGGGGCGTGGGACATCGCTGAAGAGGTGCTCCGGGAGTTTGGTGCCGAGGACATCGAGATAGAGGAACGGATCCACTTCGCCAAGTTCGGCTGGAGCCTCCACCCGGTCTGACTCTGGACGTATGCCCCCGTGTGGGTATGTTGGACGGCGGATCGATCGTCCGACATGGAGGAACTCATGGGCCTCGCCCCTGCACCGCAGAACCCCGAGAAGGGCACGTACACCTACGAGCGCAAGGGCGCCGAGCCCACGCCGGGCCGTCGAGGACCGCTGCGCTTCGAGGAAGGTGTTGCCACCGACACCGACGTCCCCGACGACTTCATCCGGGGCATGACCGAACCGATGACCCCGGCGCCGGGCCGCTCGAACCACGTCAACCCGGCCCAGCAGTACAAGTACCCCGAGGAGACGATGCAGGAGCGTGCCCACGTCGGCAGCGCCGCCTGGATCGAGGCACCGACCTTCCTCTCGGAGTTCGCCCATGGCGCCTTCAACGACAACGCCGAGTTGACCTACGAGGAGGTCGACCGCAGTGGTGGCCGCTACATGCGGCTGAATCCCACCGTCGTTGACGATTAGGCGGTGAAGCGCAACCACCAGGGGATGTCCTTCAAGAAGGCCCTGGCGCCCAAACCGTCTTCCAGCAACAAGGTCCAGCCCTCCCGCTCCAAGCCCATGAGGGCCAAGAGCGCCAACCCCCGACGTCGAGGCTCCTGATCCGTGGCAGTAACCTTCGCCGCCCCCAGTTACCGAGCAGCGACCAGTGACCTCACCGTCTCTGTGTCGCCGCTCGGGCTGGTGGAACTCTCAGATGAAGAGTTCGAGGTCCATGGACCTCGGCTGAACCGATACAGCACGGGTTGGGCCTGGTACCTGGGCCACCACTGGGGCTATCGCCGTGAGGCGGGCGAGCCCCAGTTGACGTTCAACTACTGCAAGGCGATGTCGGACTTCATCACGAACTTCTGCTTCGGGCAGAGCGTGACCTTCCGCACGCCGAAGGCGACCGAGGCCATCGTCCCTGACCTCCTCCGGCGGGTCTGGGAGGTCGACAACCACAAGCCGTCGCTCATGTGGGAGATCCCGAACATCGGGAGCGTGACCGGCGACGTCTTCGTGAAGGTGGCCTACGAAGAGCCCTTCATGGACCCGTCCGGTCGCTTCCATCCAGGAAGAGTCCGCATCCTCCCGCTGAACTCCGCCTTCTGCTTCCCGGAGTGGCACCCCCACGACCGGTCGAGGCTCATGCGGTTCAAGCTGAAGTACCGCTTCTGGGGAACCTCGATGGAGGGGACCCGTCAGGTCTTCACCTACACCGAACTCATGACCGAAGAGGTCATCGAGGAATACATCAACGACGAGATGATCGACCAGCGGCCGAACCCGCTTGGTCTCATCCCGATCGCCTTCACCCCCAACGTCCCGGTCTCAGGTTCACCCTGGGGGCTGAGTGACATCGGGGACATCATCGGCCTGAACCGGGAGTACAACGAGAAGGCCACTGACATCAGCGACATCATCAACTACCACTCGGCGCCGGTAACGGTGATCACGGGTGCCAAGGCATCGCAGCTTGAGAAGGGTCCGAAGAAGGTCTGGGGCGGGCTCCCCAAGGATGCACAGGTCTTCAACCTCGAACTCGGTGCCGGATTGGAGGGGCCGCTCGAATACCTGGAAGTGATCAAGCGTGCGATGCATGAGATCACTGGAGTGCCTGAGGGGGCACTCGGCCAACAGCAGCCGATCTCGAACACCTCCGGCGTGGCACTGGCGATCCAGTACCAGCCGATGATGAACAAGCTCAACTTGAAGAAGACCCAGTACGGGAAGCTCTTCGAGAAGATCAACGAGCTTGTCATGGTGACACTCGCTCTGAAGGAGCCTCTCGGACTCACTTGGAGTCCGCTCGATGATGTTCCGCTCAAGGACGGGCAACTCAACGTCCTTGACCCGAACGACCCGATCACCTACATCACGACGTCGCACTTCCAGCCGCCTCTCCCTGTCGACAAGCTCGTCAAGCTCAACGAGATCCAGGGGAAGATGGCCATCGGTCTGGAGTCGAAGCGTGGTGCGCTCAAGGATCTGGGCGAGGAGTTTCCTGATGACAAAATGCAGGAACTCTTCGATGAGTTGGTGCAGGACGCCAAGGAACAGGGCGCACTCGATCTGCTCAGAGCACAGATCACGTCCGCCATCATGCTGGTTACCGGTATGGTTCCTGACCCAGAAGCCGCAGGTGGCGCTGGTCCTGCTTCGGCGGGCGGGGCAGATGTCAACTCGGCAGCAGGACAAGAGCAAGCTGGAGTACTCCCCGGTCCCGGGGTCGAACCATCACCTGAAGCCTCGCAAGTCATGGAGGAGCTAGTGACACTCGCCTATGGAACGAAGCTGGCCCAGAGGCGAAACCCGGACAACGAAGACGACTGAGGAGATCATGAAGACCAAGCCGATGCTGCAGGAGGTCCGTGAGTATTGGGAGGCCAAGGGCTGGGACCCTGACCTCTTGAAGAACTTCACGATGACCAACGTCGACACTGACCCCGAGGGACTGGTCGTCCCCGGTGGCCTCGAAGGTGCCGATCCCCCGAAGCCTGACACCCCGCCATCTCCCCCGGCGCCGCCCAACGGCAAGGTGTGGACCGAGGAAGAGGTCAACGCCGAGCGGGAGCGTGTGCGCCAGGAGGAGAAGGACAAGCTCTACCCTCGCCTCTCTACCATGGAAGAGGAGTTGAAGAAGGTTCGTGAAGACCGGGAGGCCGAGACCAAGGCCCAGACGGCGGCCCGGGAGAAGGCTGAGGCGGAGGCCAAGTCCAAGGCCGAAGAGGAGATGTCGGCCAAGGAGCTACTCGCTGCCAAGGAGCAGGAGTGGAAGAACGAGATCGCTGCTCTGCGCTCGGAGCGGGAGCGGGATGCCGCCATGTTGGAGGCCGAGCGGCGCTTCGCTGCGGTGGAGTCCTACAAGACCCGGCGGATGGCGGAAGAGGCCGAGCACATCATGCCGGAGCTTCGTGACCTCGTCACCGGGAGCACCGAGCAGGAGGTCGAGAACTCGATCGCCACCGCCGTTTCCAAGACGGGCGCTATCTTGGAAAACATCAAGGCGCACCAGCAGCAACAGCGTCAGCAGCAGCGGGGGACGAGCATCACCACTCCCCCGGCAGGACCTCTGGAGAACGATGCGACCTACGAGACGATCACTGCGGAAGACATCCGCAACATGAACCCAGCCGAGTACGCCAAGAACAGGGACAAGCTCCTCCAAGCCGCTTCGGCGTCCCGCCGAGGTGGAGTCCAGTAGGTCATCCGGCCGCAAGGCCCTTCGTTCTCTGAAAGAGGTAGTGCAACCATGCCCAGTGCCATCACCGGGACGCCCTTCCTGTCGGCCAACCCGACTGGGTATGCGGGCGCCAACGTCCAACTGTCGCAGGCGATCCAGACCATCTGGTCGAAGGAGATCCTGTTCCAGTCGATGCCGATCCTGCGGTTCGAGCAGTTCGCCGTCAAGAAGACGGAACTCGGCGTCCAGCCCGGCCTCACGATCAACTTCATGCGGTACAACAACCTCGGCAAGGCCTCGCAGCTTGTCGAAGGTGTTCGCATGCAGACCAACGCTCTGTCTGCGAGCCAGTACACGATCACGGTGGCGGAGCACGGCTACGCCATCGCCGTGTCGGAGCTTCTGCTCAACGCATCGTTCGATGACGTCATGGCGTCGGGCTCCCGGCTCCTCGGCCGCAACATGGCGCTGTACCTGGATGAGCAGAGCCGTGACACGCTCCTGCTCGCCACCAGCGTCATCTACGGCTACACGCCTCCGGCGAACGCCACGTCCACCTACGGCCAGTACAACGCTGGCACGGTGGCGGCCAACCGGGCGGCGCTGACCGGCTCGGCGTTCTTCCTCCCGGCGGTCGTGAAGGACGCCGTCGAGACGCTGGCGACGAAGAACGTCCCCCGGCTGGGTGAGACCTACGTCTGCTTCATCCACCCGCACCAGAGCCGTCGCCTGCGGGACCACCCCGAGTTCATCGAGGTGACGAAGTACGCCGCTCCCGGCAACTTCATGCTGGGCGAGATCGGCCGCATGCACGACGTGGTCTTCATCGAGACCACGCAGGTCAACAAGATCGCCGCCAACAGCATCGGCGTTGGTGATCCCCCGGCCGACGTGTACCAGGCCATCTTCATCGGGGACAACGCATTCGGCCATGCGATCTCCCTGCCCGTCGAGCTTCGTGACGGTGGTGTCCTGGACTTCGGTCGTGAGCACGCCCTGGCGTGGTACGCCATCTGGGGCCTCGGACTCATCACCGACCAGGCCGTGGTCATCGCTGAGACCAACTAGTCGCCCAGCCCCCCGCCCGACGGCCCTCCAGCTTCCGGGCGGGGGCTGGCGTCTTCAACAACTTCTGAGAGGAAACCGATCACCATGGCAGCATCCCGTCAGCGTCAGGGAGCCCGATATCC